CGGTGGGTTCCTTCAGGAACTCCTCTAGTGTCATCATGGTTTCTATCCCCCTGATAGATTAGGTGTGAAGGTCTCTTGTTTACTCGACCAACTCGAAGTGGCCCAGGTCTCGCAGGCGCTCGTCGGTCGTCTTACCGTCTCGGTCCCAGTCGCCGCCCCAACGGATGCCGATGCCCAGCTGGGCCGCCACCTGCTCAATTCGACCTGCCAGGCGGGCGAACTGAAGTTCGTCCTGCCAATCCAGGGGGTAGGGAACTAGGTCCACCGCTTTCGACGGGAACGAGTTGTGCTTACTCTCGCCCCATGCGGCATTTGAGTTGCCAGAGGCTTTCGCCTTGTCCTGGGCTTCTTGATCCCGGTGTCCGCAGACAACGGTGAAATCTATATTCCTGATCGCCACTTCGCAGACCAGGCGCAGGCGGTCGTCACACGACGACAGATTCGCTTTTGAGCGGTTACTAAATGAAGGCATGTGATTCTCCTGCGGGGAGGGCCCGAAGGCCCTCCCCTTGTGTTGGCTAGACTCTGAAAAAGTACGGGATGTTCACAAAGGCAGCCCTAGAGCCCCCGGTGTAGTCCTCGAACAAAGCGTAGAAGTTCAGAATAGCAAAGTACCCCGTGAAGGACCCGTGCCCCGGGAGGTTAATGGTCACCTGATCGGACACTCCCGGAACCGAACCCCCGAACTCACTGTTCAGAAATCCGTCCCTAGACAAGCTAGCCTGCGTCGGTCCCCGGGGGGTGCCGGTTCCAGCGGAGTGCACGAACGTCAATCCGTTGTACCCAGCGGACAACTGGAGATTCGGTTGCTTGAACGTGGAATCCCCATACTCAACTCCCGTCTCGCCGTTGACCCACCACGTGTCGGCCCCCTGGGCCACAAAGTCTGCCCCGGTTAGGGTCCCACTGTACGCCACGCCCGCCGTCGGGTTCTTGTAGAGGTACCAGCGGAGGTTCATGCGGTAGTCACAGCCCACGCCGTCCCCGGGTAGTCCGGGGTTCATGGCCTGGTGGAGGATCGGGTCAGTACTCGAGTTGTTCGTCCAGCTGGCGATCGTACAAAAGTCAGTACTGTCGAAAAACCGGGTCTGGTACCGATACGCGATGGGTGCCTGAGCGTTGACCTGGTCGTTGAAGACCGTGTAGGCATCTTCATCCGGCAGGATCGTCGTGCTCAGGTCCGCGTTATTCGACTGGTAAGAGTCCCCGCCGAACTTAGCTTGGTTCGCCCACACCTGCTTGGCCCGCTTGATCCTCTTAGACTCCGTCCCTACCTGCAAGGTGCGGATCCCCCTGATGAAGGCGGGGGCCTGCGCGCGGTATGCCGGGTTGACAAGCGGATTACTGCCATTTATATGGTCGGTTTGAGTGTAGCTAGCTTCCTCGCCGTACTTCGACTTAGACTTTGCCGCAATAGTGTATGCAGTATTGCCCGGGAAAAACGTCAGAGAGGGGTCCCGGAGAACCTGCATAGGGGTGTCCACCGGGTCCAGCAGGGTGATATAGGATCCAGCAAGGTGGCCTCTGGGCATAGTTCCCAAAAGTCCCCTCGTCACGTTCTGGATCAGAGCCATGTCCTCCGTTGCCGTTCGGTCGCCCACGAAGGTACCACTGAGGCCAGGCTGGTCATACTCTCCCAGGACAATGCCGTGGGGGTAGGTCTCGCCCTTTCTCACGATGTCCACCCGGCCGATGCTGATGTACTCGCAGTATGACGCGGGGTCACCGATGACCGCCAATCCACGATAGTTCGAGAACATGCCCTCCTGGCTGTACTCCANGGCAGGCAGAGAGGCCACGATGAAGTCCTTCCGGTCAGGGAACATATTCTGAGTCTTTCCTGCGCCGGATGAGACGGAGTTGCTGAACCACGAGCCACCCGCCAGGTCGTTGATCAGGCCCAGCTTGACGTTGACCGGGTTGAATGAAGAGGCCGGGTCGGCCCAGTTCACTTCTGATTCGTCCGGGAACGACTGCTGCTCCGTGGTCTAGTACTGGTCGTACGAGGACTTGACTGTACTGGCCGAGGCCTGGTACTCGCCCTTGTCCTGGTAGGCCGAGCCTCCCGCCGGGTCGATGCCCATAAGCACGGTTTGCGGAGGGTTGTCAAACCCCGGGTGGTTGTCCTCGGGGTTCGGCAGCGCGATCACGTTGATCTGCGCGGCCACCTGCGACCGACCGAGCAAGGCGCCCGAGTTGTTGGGATCCTCCGTGTACCCAGTGGGCGGACTTCCAGCACTCCACGTGCCGGGGTCTGCCGGGAGGTCAAAAATCTCCGGGCCGTCCAGGAAAGTGGCCAGCTGCGGAGTAATGCCCGCAGCGAACAGGTCGATCACGGGCGGAGGGGTGATGTCCGCCGGAATCTCCAGGGCTCCGACGTCGGGGCCCGGGGTATAGATGGTCCCGGTACTGACGTACTGAAAGCGATCCGAAGTGGCCGTCATCTCCCGCACATTGTCAGACGCCGTGCCGATGTCCAGAGCCGTGATGACGAACCGTTCCTCATCTAGCTCCAACTCGGGCCATGTGACCTTGATCAGGTCACCAACAAAGAGCCCGTCGTTCTGGCCGTTGATCTTCAAGTTGACCTGGGCCGCCGGGGAGGACACGAACAGTAGCTCGCGGTCCGCGATCTTACCCGCGACGTCCGCCGTACGTACGCCGGGCATCGTCACGTCCACGTCCTGCTCACGCCCCACAATGGCCAGGTTGGCCGAGTTGAAGGAGTGGGCGGAGGAATCCCGCCACTCTCGCAGACGGTCGATGAACTTGACATGCACGGCGTTAGAGGTCTCCCCCCAAGTCTGCCGGGTGTACCCCTTAAAATCCACGATGTTCGAGAAGTCGAACACCGGGGCCGCATCAATCGTCTCCTGCGTGGGGGGCCTGTTCAGTCGGAGGCGGAGGGATCCGTTCTCGTTCTGGGCCAAGATGCCGTCGATGTGCTCGAGGATGACGTCTGATACGTCGGCGCCCGTCTGCTCCGAGTCGATCAACATGGAGAACCCAAGGCCCTCGTTGTAGACTACTTCGGCAGCTTCACGGAAGCTATCCGCGTCAAGGTCACCCTCCGGCACGCCGGCGCCCCACAGGGTATCCGTCAGGAGTTCGTACAGGCAATAGACGGGGTTAGCGTCACCGCGGCCATACGCATCCGGGGCGATGACGCTGAAGTCACCAACCGGAGACAATACGGCTGTGGGCCGAGGGTATCGGTGCACAACACACTCAATGGGGTCGATAGAGGATGAGGTCCCCCACTTACCCGGGCCTGTGCCGGTGTCATTACTCCACACAAGATACGCCAGGCCCTTGTAGGCCGGGTTGATGTCCATGCCGGCGACGAGGGGCGACGCCCAGCCTTCCGGGGTGCCCTGCGCCTCGTAGACGATTCCGCCGTCGGAGTCCACCTGCGATGCGATCGACGAGGTGGGGTCTACCCGGAGGTCTCCGCTGCCGTCGATCTCTAGGATCTCACCGTCGAGGCCGCTGTAGGCCACGCCGGGGGTCACAATGGCCCCCGCCACGATACGCTGCACCTCTCCGATGATCAAGGTGTTACCCACCTCACACTCTAGAGCGGCAGCCAGCGTAACGTTCGCGCCAAACTTGTCCTTGGTCGCGGTGTTCCGCACCCAGTAGTTGCCCGCCGTCTCTTCCTCGATCCCGAACTGGCAGTTGGCCGACCGGACCGTAGTCTGGCCGACAACAGTTCCGAGGTAGGCGTTGGGGTTCTGGGTCTCGGTCCCGGCGTAGAACCGGAACCTTCCGTCCATGAAGTCGTTCGGGGACTGAGTATACTCGATGGCCACTTCGTTAATGTCGAAGTCGTAGCCGTCGTCGATGCCCACGCCGGAGATGTACGCCTGCCCCTCCTGGACCAGGACCTGGTCCTCGCCGAGGGAGATACGGGAGATCCCGTCAAGGGGCCCCCGGCACAGGCCGATCTGCATTCCGAAGTAGTAGGCATACTCGCCCGTGTAGTTGGGCGCCCCGTCCACCCGGGTCCGGATCCCCTGGTACCCATAGTTGCCGTACCAGAGGACATTCGGGCCCGCGATCTTCGTGGTCCCGAAGGGGATCGGAACCGCCCGGCCTTCCTGCGCCGTGGGGAACCTAAAGTCCCCCAGGGCGTTGGGCTTCGCATCCTGAGCCTTGGGCTTAGGGGTCATAAGGTGGGTCAGGATGCTGACGAGCACCATCACGACCAGATAGAACAGGAAGGGGAATGCCTTGTTGGCATCAGGGGCCACGCCCGTGACGAACAAAAGGTCCAAAAGGTTTACTAGTGATTCCATGGGGGTCTCCTTGTTTACGGCTCGATATCACCAGCCGGATCGACGAAGATGTTCGGCGTGATAACGATGGGATCAACATTGTCCTCCGGACGCACACCCTTGGCACCCAAGAAGGGGTTCCAGTCGGGTACGTGCGGAAAGCCGCCGTAGTTGTCCAGGTTGTTGAACTTGTCACGGCAGGCCTCCGGGGACCTGTTGCATCCTGCGTAGATCTTAATTGTATCGTTTCCGTTCCCGAAGGTGAAGCCGGTCGAGAAGAAGGGCATGGACAGCTGGAGCCAGGGCTGATTTGTGCCGTCCTCACGGCCCGCGGCCATGATGAAGCGCTTGCTGGTTCCGGTGTCACTCGCTGCCTCTACCCACCCGCCCACGAAGTACTGGTCGTCGGTAGACATTGTGGTGAACGCCGACAGCGGGGCCCCGTCCTGAGGCAGGGTGTTGCCCGTGTCCAGGAGGACCTTTCCGTCGTCCGCGCTCTCCACGAAGTGCTGGGAGTAGTACAGGTCCCTGTCGACCTGGCACCCGATAGGTGCGGACCAGATGTGGCCGCAGGCCCAGGAGTACTTCCGGCCAGGAACGTTTCGCAGAGACTGGTCGCCTACGGCGGACAGAATCAGCTTCAGCTTTCGGTCGCTGAGGTTATAGTTGGAGAGGCGCCCGGACCATACGCGGCGCTGCTCCGACACGGGAGTGAACGGCATCATCATGCGGTAGTCCGTGTAATCCAGAGCATCCTCCGGGTCGCCTTCGTCCTCCTGCCGGATGATGTATTCCGACTGGATCTGCTCTTCAGTCCGCTCTTCATGGCGGAAGGCCCGGATGACCTCGACGTGGATCACGGGAGGGGACGACGTAGCCTGGAAGGATCCGAAAATGTCGGACACGGCGCTCGTGGCGTCCTCGGTGATCGTGATGTCGAGAGTACCAACGGACTTCTTGGCCGTATACTTGGACGGAGGTCCGCTGGATGGTGGCCGGGAGGTATAGTCTCGATCTCCCCAGACGACGAAGACTCCAGGGCCACCGGCACGTTCGACGACGTTAGCAGGTGGTCCACTGACGCCTCCCGGTCGGATATTCGGTAGCAATCCACGGGGGTTGCAGACTCGGTGCTGCTGATCATGCTACTGTAAGACATTCTTAATGCCCTCCACAATGGTGGTGTTTACTCGAACCACGCCCGCCTCGTCCTCAACGAACGAGAAGGAATCGTTGGCGAACCTGCACAGATGCAGGTAGCTCATTTCGAGAAGGTTCTCGTACAGGTGCGAGTCGTCCAAAAGGTCGTTCCAGACAGGATCCCACTCAAGGACCAGGGCGTCCTTGCCGGGGAACTCGGCTTCTGCGACGTTGCCGGCGTTGAAGATCGGCGGGTCGATGGCGCCGCCAGGTCCCTCGACGTTCAGGACCAGGGAGTTGAAGTACGTCCCGTCCTTGAATCGGAGGCTGACGGCCTGGTACGGCCGGTTCTCAACGTTGTCCGCATCGGTCCCGTCGCCCGCTGCCGGGTTGTAGAACAGCTGCCGACTCTGAAACTCCGTGGGCGCGCAGTAACCATTAGGTTCCACCACCACCGTCAGGAGGCGGTTAGCCGTCGGGTTGCCGATATCGAACGGGAAATAGGTCCCCATGTCCACGACGTCGAAGTCCGCGGACCAGGAGCGGCGCCAGAAGCACTTCTGCTTCCCACGCATGTCCCGAATCCAGCGGAGCAAGTCGTTGGCCTCGTCCTTGTTGTTACAGACGAAGTTCAGCTCCGAGGTCGTCGGGTTCGCCCCGATGAACGGAGTGTCATCCGTGCCGCCGGAGTGGCGCTGCCGGACGAACCGGGTGCTGACCTTGTTGTCCTGCATCTTCGTCGGAGCGATCGTCGTAATGGACGTAGAGGAGTCCTGCTGCAAGTACGGCAGCGAGTCGATCAGGGGGTAGCCCCCGTTCGCCGCGTCCGCGTGATAATTGGTAGTGAACAGCGTCGTGTCGGTGTAGTCCAGGGCGGTCGACAGGATATCGCGTCGGCGATAGTTCTCCGTGTCGCCCAGGGCGGTGTTGAACGTAAACGCAGGCCGCACCGAGTCCTGGGCCTTGAACCGCACCGTGGCGCGGGCCAGGTCGTTCCCCTCAGACCGGTAGGACGCGAGGGACCCTTCCAGGTACCCATAGATGATCGGGTAGAGGGCCGTGGGGTCGCCCAGGGCCGAGGAGGACCCGGGCATGTACCCCGCACCCGTCGCCGGGTCCAGGTTTGTGGAGGACCCCCAGGAGACGAGGGCGGAGTTGACGAAGTTACCCGTCGCGCCTACCTCCACCTGGGACCAGGAGGTGCTTACCTGCAGGGTGAACCCGTTGGTCACGTCGGACGCTAGCCCACTACGCAGGAAGTAGAACTCGGAGAACGGCGGGAACGAGTTGTCATCGATCGTCCCCCCGGGCAGCCAGTACAGCGTACTAGCCCCGGAGTCGTTGAGTAGGATGACAGGGGTCCCCGGGTTGTCGAAGGCCACCGTGGCGGCGGCCGTACCGCCCGAGCCCACGCCCTGAAGGACGGGGGAGACACTGGGCGCCTTATACCACGGCATCCTCACGTGACCCAGACCGGAGTGGGAGGAGTCGTTCTGAGGGGTGGAGGAGTGCAACAGAGCCTTCGCCTGCTGCACTTCCTCCCCGAGAAGGAAGTAGTCCGCCGTGAAGTCGTAGCGGGCCTGGGCCCTCTTCGATATGCGCTGCTCGGAGAAGTCGTACGACTTTATGAGCTGAGTGCTAAACTCAACGTTCATCGTACTACCCGCTTCCGGCAGGAATGACCACAATGCTTCTCGAATTGCCATTTTAAGATACCCCTCGGATAAGGTCCGGATTCCTCCGGATGTGGTTAAGAACGATCTCTTCACCAGAGGTGCCGCGCATCGCGTCCTGGATACTGTCGGGATCGTCCACGTTTACAACTGTGACGTTTCCGCCGTCGCCGCCCTGCGTTCCAAGGCGGTTGTTCGGGGTGATGACCCCGCGGGACGGAGGGGTGAACAACTCCGGACCCTTCTCACCTACGACGATCGGAGACCCCGCCTTGAAGGTGCCACCGTTAGCCGCATTCACAATGCCGCCGTTGGCCGAGAAGAGGCTTCCGAAAAAGCCTCCGCCTTCGCCGCCGCCGGGGATCGCCTGGAGAGCGTTCAGCATCAGCTGCTTCACGATCATCTTTTGGATCTGGACCAGGAAATCCCGGGCCATGTCCTTGAAGCCGGCCTTACCGGTGTTGATGTAATCCACCAGGTTGTCCGTCAAGGAGTCGAGGCCGCTGGACATGATGTCCGCCAGCTGCTCCGAAGCGTTGGCCTGATCGTTGAGCATGGTAGTCCATGCGTCACTGATCGTGCCGGTAACCTCGTTGAATACGCCGGTCATCGCCTCCTTGAACGGGTTCATACCCTCCACGACCTCATCGGCCGTGGGGTAGGGAATCGGAGGTAGATTGAAGCCCGGGCCCTCTTCGGGCAGGAGCGGACTAGGCCGCGTGAAGTCTTCAACCTGAGCCTCGAGTGAGGGAATGCCGATCCCCGAAGGGTCCTGCTTGTTGAACACGTCAGGAGCGACAGGCCCCTGAGCCGTAATGTCCCGAAGCTCCTTCAGCTTCTGGGATAGCACGTCCACCTTGGCGGCGGTTCT